AGACAAGCTACAGGCGCTGCTCAGTTACCTGAGCATCAACGTCTCCATTACATCTCACCGCTTGTTGTCTGAAAAGGCTTACGACTGGAACGATGAAGTGTGGAGTTGGTACTGTTTGTTTCTGTGGGCACAAAGCAAGGATGACCGCGCCCAGATGTGGAAGTGGTTTCACAAGGAATACCACGATGCTGTAATGCTCAAGGAGGGCTACTATGAAACATACAAATGACATCATCCGTATGGCCCATGAGGCTGGGTTTTATGACGGCGAAATTGGTAGGGCAGAGGACGCGTTTGAACGCTTCGCCGCCCTTGTCGCAGACCGCTGCGCTGAGATCGCCGACCAAGCCGAGCCGTACCAAGCCGCTGATCTGATCCGCAAAGAGTTTGCCGTGGACCCCATGCCTTTGTTTGATGATTGGCCCGGAGGATGGAAGAAATGAGTTATCTTGTGGCCAGCCTGCCGCCGCTCAAATGCTTTGTGCGGCGCGAATTTCTGTACAACTTTGAAAAGGGGCACGGGGAGCTTGAGCCGGCAATCTGGGTCAGCCTCAAGGCTCTCAGGGGGCAGGTATTTCGCATCGAAAGCCTGCTGCCAAACTACGGCGCTCTCTATGACAAGCTGCCCCTGCATGCCTACGTGTGGAGGAGAGAAGCGGGGGACTTGCCGATTGACACCCTGCAGCTATGGGACTGCATGAGCTACCGCTTCACGGTGGTCGAAAAGATCAACCTGAGGAACCTGAGCGTGAAGTTCCTTGGCAAGGACAAGCAGTGGCACTTTGGCAAGTACATGTTCACCGTGGACTTCTGCGCCGACGAGATGAGCCTTGACACCACATTCGTTGAGACGGCCGAAGAACACAAGAGCTTTAACTTCATCCGCCTGGACAACGGCCAGTTCGCCACGCAGCCCAACAATCGCTGCCTCTGGTACGACCAGAGCCTTATTCCGCTGGATGTCAAATTCCCGGACTTCCAGGCAGCTAAGCACGTTTGGACTGTTGACGGCTCCCGCAAATGGGCCGCTGGCGACGATTGGTTTTATGAGATCAATGAAAGAGGAGCCGACTGATGATTGACTTTGTCTCAACCCACCCTGGCGCAGAGCCGCAAACCGTGGCCTGTGCCAGACTCTTGGCCGCCGTCATTGCCCAGGCAATTGATGATGCCTCCAACAGCAATGCAAGCGCAGGTGATGCGTTGGCCGCGATCAATTGGCTGTTCAACAAGGACACATCGTTTGAGCAGTACGCCACCTTGATCGGCGCAAACCCACAGTCCATGCGAGACGCTTTGCTTCGGTCGATTGACCCGCTCGAGGTAGCGCCAAAGCTAGACCGCTTCGACGAGAACAAGCGCCGCAGGCTGCGCTACAACTACACGCAGTGGCTTCGCCGTAGACAAGAACTGATCGAACGAGGGATCATAAAAAAATGAAATGCCCCCTGTGTGGAGCACCAACAGAAGTCAAACACACCAAGTCTATTGATGGGGTCCCCATTAGACGGAGGATTTGTTTTAACGAGCACAGCTTCCAAACCAAGGAAGTTGCAACCACGCAGCCAAGACCCAAAAGGGTTCGACGCCAAGGAGAAGTGAAATGAAGTGGAGAACCTGGAACACCGACTATTGGATTTTGGAGTCGCCCAAAGGCGAGGTCCTTGATGAAATCACCAGGGACCATGAGCAGCTATTCTTTCTCAAGAGCAGCCAGAAGCGGTACACATCGCTCAAGGCAGCCCAGGCAGAAGGGAAAAAGAATCAGGAAAATGCCCCCTCTTGACATGTGTTTCAAGTAGCGTACACTATGCGTACAGCAGAAAGGAGAACTATGGCTGAACAACCTAAACAACGATTGACAGAGGAAGAACTCAAGCGGTGGTGGCCGTTTGATCGCTTGGACCCCAAGCTGATGCCCAAACCACCGAAGAAGCAAAACCCACAACCTGAAGAACCTATAGAGGAAGCATGGCTATGAAAAAGTTTTCTGCAAAATCCCGGAGTGTGATTGACCACTTTAAAAACGATCCTGCCGCCAACGTAGCGGAGGCGGCTAAGAAATTCAAAATGGGCGTCCCATACGTCTACAAGCTGCGCCAGCGGGCCCGGATAGAGGACAAGCCAGCGAAGAAGACTACGCAGAAGGAATTTACGATCACGCTGCCTAAAGAGGCCAAGAACACCATCTCTGTCGATGGCATCCTCGATGCGCGGGCCGTGGACTACGGTGCGTTCAAAGACGGCGCATCGCTCATGCAGGGCATCAAACGCCTGATGGCAGAGCATGCCCAGCGGCACAACAAAACCTTTGCTGACGACCAGTGGGAAGCCCTGGAGATGATCGTCCACAAGATGGGCCGCATCGTCAACGGCGACCCCGATAAGGTCGATCACTGGGCCGACATCGCCGGCTACGCCAAGCTGGTCGCAGATCGCTTGGAAGGGAGAGTACGATGACTAACATCCTAGGCATCCTCGGAGTAGCGTGGGTTGTCCTGGCTTGGTTCACCCATGTCATCACCTGCTTGAGCACCGCCAAGTGGGGCTTCTTGATTGCAGGGGCCATCTTTTTTCCCGTGGGCTGCGTACATGGCACGGGAATTTGGTTTGGGTGGTTCTGATACCAGGGAAGGACAAGATGACTACGATCAAAGCAGTCCGAATGTCCTCGGAGGAAGTGCAGACCGCCATCCTGGCCTTTCTGCGCCAATCCAACTACGTCCCGCAGCGCACCAGCGAGATATCCAAGGCCCTGGGCTTCCAGCCCTCCTGCATCCGCAGGGCGGGGCTGGCTTTGGTCTCTCGCGGCGTGTTGCAGGCTGATCTGGTCAAGGGCCGGGGCCGTGGAGAGTATCTCTTTACTCTGCAGCAGTTGGACCTGTTCTACGACCAACGGCCGAGCCCAGGCCTGTCCTTGGCCCGGGTCCGTGAGGCGTTGGCCGGGGTCAAAACCCGGCTGCTCATGCTCACCCTGCGGCGCAAGATTTGACTACTTTGCCTCTCCCCAGCTTGGTCCGATCTCCACATCGCACCGGCTGGGGACTTCTAGGCGCACCGCCTCGGCCATGATCCTGGCCCCTTCCTCGGCCTCTTCTTTGTTCTTGACCGACAGCGCCACCTCATCGTGAACTTGCAGGATGGGCGTAAGGCCGGCTTTGGCCAGAGCCACCATGGCGGCTTTGGTCTGATCGGCTGCTGACCCCTGAATCAGGCGATTGAGGCCCTTGTAAGTGCCCGCCCGCTTGATCCGTGCGCCGTATTCAATGACGGCCTGCTCACGCGGCAGCGCCTTGTTCACGCCCCACTCCATGGGTTCCCACAGCGGAAAGCGGCATTTGCGGCCCAGCAGGGTGCGGATCGCCCCGCCCGAGGCTGCGTGGTCAATCCTGGCCATCACCGCGTTGACGGTGCCTTTGAGAAAGGGGACATTGCGGTGGAAGTTGTCAATCAATTCGCTCGCCTCATCCAAAGACAGGTCCAGGCTGTTGGCCAGCTTGTTCTTGCCCATGCCGTACATCAGCCCCAAGCCGATGGTCTTGGCCGCCTTGCGTTTGATGCCGGCCATGTCCGCAACCATCTGGTGGAAATCGGTGGTGGGGTCCTCCCGATAGGCATCGACCAGATTGTCGGCCCCGGGCAAGGACAGCAGGCTGGCGTAATGAACCAGCAGGCGCGGCTCCTGGGAAGAGAAATCGTTGGAGGCCCACAGTTCGCCGTCCTCAGGCAGGAAGAGGCTCCTGACCATCGGTCCGATCACCTCATGGCGGGCGGGAACCTGCTGCAGGTTGGGGTTGGCCATAGATAGGCGGCCCGTGACGGTGCCTCCATCATCGGAGCGCATCTGGTTGACATGCGGATGCACACGGCCGGTCTTGGCGCTGAAGTCCATGTAGGGCTGCAGGAACGTGCTGTGCGTCTTGTTGGTCTCGCGCACCTCTACGATCATCTTGGCCAGCGGATGCTCACAGCCGTCTAGGAATCCCTTGGTAAAGCTTGGCAGCCCCGTGGCGGTCTTGGCATACTGAATGCCGAGGCGGTCAAAGGCCTGGGCGATGGATTGCGCGGCCCAAACGTCCACTTGCTGGCCGACCTGGGTCTTGATTTCCTGCAGCAGTTCCTTCTCGCGCTTTCGCATCTGGCCGATCAACTGCTCGCATTTCTCGCGGTCAAACCGGATGCCGCGCCGGGTCATCTCCAGCAGCACGGGGAACACATCGGTCTCGAGGTTGAAGATCGATTCGACTTCCTCCTGCCGCATTTTGATCTTGAAGTGTTGCCAGAGCTTGAGGGTCAGCGCAGCGTCTTGCTCGGCGTACTCACCAACATACATGGCTGGGAGCTTCCAAAGCTCCTTTTTGGGGTGAACCCCGAAGTCAGCGGCCGCCTGTTTGAGGGCTTGCTCACTCTTGACCTCTTTAAGGTAATCGAAGCCAAGCGCATTGAGGCTGTACGAGAAGCGGTTTTCATCGAGGAGCGGGGCAGCAAGCATGGTGTCATAGATTCGACCGTTGATGGTGAATCCACTTGCACCCAGCCACCCGGCGTCATAGGCGGCGTTGTGCATGATCTTGTCCGCTGGGGTGTTGAGGACATCGCGTACCCAACGCTCCACAAGCCGCCGATCCAGGTTGCCGCCACCGCCGTGGCCAACAGGAAAATACCCAGCCCAGCCGTCGACTGCGACTGCGTAACCAACAATACTCCCGTCACCGCGAGGCCAACCGGGACCCATAGACTCCATGTTCGGGTCGCATGTTTCGAGGTCAATTGCAATCTCCTTGGCTGTGGATAGATCGGGGAAGGCCTGTGGAGGAACCCACTCGGTGAGGGTCGGAAACAGGGGCATCGTTTTCACAGAACAAATCCTTTTTCTCGTTGCTTGGGCAAGATCAAGTGAAGCGATTTCTTGGCTCGGGTTACGCCTACGTAGAAGAGGCGGTTGATGTTGTCGCTCTGGGCCGCGTATTCCTTGGCCGACTTGGGCGAGAGGTCCATGAACAGCAAGACGTTGTCGGCCTCCCCGCCCTTGGCCCCATGGATGGTGGACAACTTGATGCGGCCGGCTGTGGATAACTTGGTGCCACGGCGCAGAACGGCGATCAGGTACTCACGCTTTTCCTCGGCGATGCGCTCCAGGAAATCGTGCCAGATGGCCTCGGTCCGTAGGCCATGATCCTTAGTCAGCGCCTCCAGGGTGTACATTGCGGTCGGGTCCCCGCCCTTGAAGGTCCGGTGGCCTCGGGCAACGAACTGGCCACCCAGGTACTTGTAGATGTCCGCTACGTGCGCCCCGACAACCTCCTCGCCCCGGCGCAGGGCCTCCCAATGCACCACCGCCTCGATCATCTTGACCGGCAGGCTCGGCACCCCGCCGCGCTCAAACAGGATGCCGCTTGAGCGCAGCCATTCATGCACCGGGTTGAGCATGTAGTTGGTGGAGGCCAGGATAAGCCAAGGCTCGTCGTTAAGAGGCACATCCTCGAACCGGTAATAGGTTTTGACCATGCCCTCGAAGTCCCGGGCCTTCCACTTCTTGGGCTGACGTTCCCTGATTCGGTGGACGATGTGATTGGCCAGGGCATGGACGGTGCTGGGGACCCGGTAGGACTGCTCGAGCACGGTGATTTGCCCTTGGAAGGACAGGAAACTCTTGACATCAGCGCCGGCCCAGGTGAATACTGCCTGATCGTCGTCTCCGGCGAGGAAGGCCCGTTTCGCCTTGGAAACCAGTAGCTCGACCATTTGCCATTGCAATCGGCTCAGGTCCTGCGCTTCATCGATGATCACCACTTCCAGGGCCGGGATCAGCGATGCGTCGAGCACCACCATCTCCAACAGGTCCGTGAAGTCAAACAGGTTGCGCGAGCGCCGGTAGTGGCGGTAGGACCGCTCCACGAACTCGAAGTGGTACCACTCAATGTCCAGGCCGCTTTGATCGTAATGCTGGCGCAGATCGATGCCTTTAATGCGGGCCAGATTGATCTCGTTGAGGATCGGGTTGTCGGCCTTGGCAAGGTTCACATCCTCCTCGGTGCCCAGGGCGATCTCAATGCCCACCTCAGCGGCGAACTCCCGGTAGTGCTCGGGCTTCATGATCATGTCGGCCTTGACGGCAAGGCAGTGAAAGGCCAGGGAGTGCAGCGTCCGGAAGAACGGGAAGTCGGTCTTGGGATGGAGGAACGGAAACTTGACCATGGCCCGGTCCCGCGCTTCGTTGGCTGCCTTGCGCGTAAAGGAGAAGTAGCCGATCTGGGACGATGGGACGCCGGCCTCTAATTCCTGCTCTACGCGGTTGAGCAAGTAGGTGGTTTTACCCGCCCCCGGGGGCCCGAAGATTTTGTGAATCTCTGTCATGGCTAGAACGGGCTCCCCTCGGTTCTCTGGGTGTGTGTCTCAAAGGGCGCATCCTGCTTCTGAAAGCGGGGGATGCGCCAGCAGCGCACTGTCCGGTTTTTGAGGAACAGGCTGATGGGCTCACCGCCCATATCCCGCAGCCTCTGGGCCATCTTGGGCGCGGACAGTGAGGCGAAGTTATTGCGCTTGAGGTGGGTCTCCAGGTCTTTCATCCTGAAGTAGGTGCGGGCCTCTTCATCATCTGTCCATGGCCGGCCCATGATGATCTCATCGCGCACAAGCGCCTGCTGCATGTGGGTGGTGAACTCTTCGAGCAGGTCCATAAAGCGGCCTGTCACGCTGGTGTCCTCGCTGGCCTCAGTGATCTGCTCGGTCTCAATCATTTCCTTGAGCAGGGCGTTGAGCAAGTTCTCCCAGTCCTGTTTGCGCAGAGTTGGAGGTAGGACATTGAGCTTTTCCAGGCAGGCCTTTTGAAATGCACCCTGTAGAAATAGGCTGTCAGTGTCGAGTTCAATGCGCCGTCCGTTGACATCCAAGAACCACAGCGGTGGCTCACTGGCGTACTTCGACAAGCTTGCGATCTGTGGCGCGTCAGGTGCGTTGGCCCCGATGCCAAACTTGCGGGTGCGGCACAGGCCTGAGTGGCAGAAGGAATTTAGCGGTGCATCCTTGCACTTGTAGTGATACTCTTTCTTGCCAACCTGTTTGACCAATATTTGGACTTCATTGTTGGGCAGAGGGGGAGCCACATATTTGTAGTTATATTCAACCATCTTGTCTTCCCAGCCGGCTGGGTGGGCCCGCTTAAGATAGATGCCAATGTTGAATAAGCCATTATTGCGGGTGCCCTCCGGGAAGCCTTGGGCGCACAATGCTTGTAGGCATGGCGGGCCATCCTTGATGGGACTCTCTGCCTGCTTAGGCGGCTCAGGAAAACTGAGTGGCAACTCCTGAACCGCTGCATCGTATAGAGCATAGAACTCTTCCAAAGTCGCCGCAGACCCATCCGGGTTGATTGCGTAGCGAAGGCCGGCGTCTCCACCGAAGTACGGCAGGTTGAGGAAGTTGCCGGTGTCTCCTCGATCAACAAGGATTTCCGCTTGCTTCGGGAAGATTTCGCGGCCAGCTTCGCCGAGAAGAGCCGCAGCATTTTTGAGATACGTCTGGAAATCTCTTGCCGGGGCAGGTGTTTTGGTAAAGAGGAAGACATGGGCACCCCCAGATTTACTTCTGCAAACAACCAGTGGAAGCTTTAGCTGCGCGATGCGCTCTACGAGACCCTTGTGGTCCAGAGGGTACTGGTCAATGTCAATACAGCCCCAGATGCAGGTGTTATCCGCCCTGATCGGGATAATTCCAAGACTCGGTTCAACACCCTCGAGGTGTGCAATCCACAAGTCATCCGTTGGGGGCTTGCGCACGACTGTGGCCTGCCCAGCTTGTTTTCCGTCTCCACGTTCTGCCTTTATTCGGTACGTACCGTAAGCGATGTCCAGTCCACTGAAGATCGCTTTGAACCTTGTTATGTCTGTCATTGCACTCTCTATGGAAGGAGGGGCCTACTCGCTGCGTCTGAGGCTCAATGCCCATGCACCGTAGTGGCAGCATCCGCTTTCGGCCCCAAAATCAGAACGGGGCTGGTCCGTTGTCCACGGCACCTTCGCCTTCATGCTTGACCTTGACCTCGCCTGCACTGATCTGTGAGGCAAAGGACTTGGCGGCCTGATACTGATTCATATCCTGAATCGGGCCGATCTTCTCGATCTCCCATCCGTACCACTTGCCCTTGTCGTTCGACTCGGCCTGGGTGGTCAGGCGATACAGGTGGCTGTACATCGGAGGAGTGTACGGGCCGTTCTTGCCCATGAGCTTAGTGCTCATCATCATGCTGTTCCACTTGCGCGACTTTTTCAGTTGCGTGGACTTCATGACGATCAAAGCAGGCTCAGGGATGCCGGCATCGTTGACGATCATCACGTAGTGATTGGCCGTGTTCTCGATGTAGTTGCCGTTGTCCAGGTAGTCTTTGTTGTCCCCCGGCTCCCGATGGGTGCGAGTAAGGATGTCGGACGTTGCCGGATAGATTGCAATCGGTGCGCCACTGCCCGAGCCGCGAGGGGCCCATTCAATGTACTGGCGCACATAGGCCACCGGGATGACGGTGATGCCTTTCTTGCCATCGTAGATTTGTCCAGTGACGCTGTTCATCACGCAACCGGGCATCGCACCTTCGACCTCGCCCACTTCAGGGCTAGTGCTGGTGAGCAGCTTGAGGAACGGGAGAGCAAAGTCCTCCTGCCCCATGCCGTCAAAGCCGCTGTTCGCGTCCTGCTCAAAGTCACCGCCCAAAGCGACGGCATATTCTTTTTTCTCGACTACTTCATTCTTGGCCATGATTAATTTCCTTGTTTCACGCTGATTTGATGGTCGCTCTTTGGCCAACGTAAACACCAAAGAGTTCTGTGGGGAATTCGCTTCCGCGTTCCACCTGCTCGCGAACCCAGGCCTTGAGGGTCTGGGGCTCGATCTTCTGCGCTTGCTCCACAGGGTAGTTTTGCTCGCGCAGTTGATTCAGGAGTGCCTCGCACAGCTTGTCCTCATTGCGGCCAAACCGTACTGACACAGTGTTCTTGATGATGTCGTCGTACCCATGCTCACGCAGCCACTCGTACGCCTGCGCCCGCTTCTCTTCGGGGATGCTGGCGCTGTAGAACGGCTTGACAACGATCTCGCTGCCATCGGTCATGGTGAACTTGGACATGCCCAGTTCTTGCAGCATCGCAGGGATTGCCTCTTCCATCATCTTGCGCTGCTGTTCCTTGCGCTCCTTGAGCACCGACTCCATGTCAAGGATTTCTTTCTCAAGCTCCTTGGCCCGCTTGGCCAAAGCACCGACAGAGGACAGGTCCTCGTTCTTGATGGTCAGGGCGTCTGCGTCCTGCTCAAACACGCTGTTGATATCACTCATCTCTTTCTCCATTCTCGGTAACATCGATCTTGACGGGGATGTACAGCTTCTCACGCCGGTCCCACTTCAAGGCTGTGTATCGGCCAGAGTTATAGAAAGCAGCTATCGAGCAGGCCAAGCCGATAGCCACAGGGTCGCCTGTCAGTAACAGGGCATCCCCTTCCTTGTAGTCCCGCAGCTTGCGCCTCAAGGTGCGAACAGTAGGGACCGTGCTGAAAGCAATTTGCGTGTTGGAGGGCAGCAAAACCTTGATCTCCCCGAAGCGCATGGCGGCGGAAATATCGTGGTTGGGCATCTCTTGCACAACGTATACGGTAGGCATGTTTACATTCTCCTTTCTCAAACCGTGCGCTCAGTGTACACTACTTCCCG